GTGCCGCCTAAATTTGTAGTTGACCCATCTGATTTCTTAAGTAAAAAGTCCATAATTTTTTCCTTATGATGCTACTTCAAATGACGCAGCAGACATAGCACATAGAGCCAGACTAGAACTTGGGCTGAAAGAAACAGTTCTGCCACTTGCCGCACTATTAGTTTCGGCTGTCTCGGCATTAGTCTCGGCTGTCTCTGCTGCTGTTTGAGCTGCTTCTGCTGCTGCCTGAGCTGTCTCGGCATTAGTCTCTGCGGTCTCTGCTTTATTCTCGCTTACTAACGCTGCCGCTGCGCTTGCCGCCGCTGCTACTGCACTGGCTGCTGCCGCTGCTGAAGTACCCACCCAGTAAGCAGGTGACGTTGCAGGGTCATTGCCAGTGTTAGAGTCTTGGAGAGACGTATACAACACGCCATCTGTGCCGACTGCGTTCATGCCAGTTGCGTATGTAGTAGTCGCTAACCAAGCAAAGCTCAATCCAACCCAGTACGCAGCCTGCGTAGAAGGATTCTGATTCAGGTTAGAGTTCTGTAGAGATTGATACTGCTGGCTACCGTAAGTAACCACATCACCCACAGAATAAGTAATGCCCTGATTCCACTCTACAGAGTACAGTAGCGTCCAAGAACCAGTTGTAGTCACTGGGTTGTTGTTCTGGTTGCCGTTAATCAAGGATCGGTAGTAAGTACCATCAGAGCCTAGAACAACGTCTACTGCGTTGTAAATCTTAGTAGCTACCCACTCATCACCGAAGTCCGTACCAGTTTCGCCAGCAGGGTCGCGTACAGCTATCTGTACGTCATCCTTATCAGTGAGAATAACCTTGGCAACACCATCAAAGAAGATGTTCGGTTGACGACCAGCAGCAGACAACAAGACCGGATTAGTATTCGGGATTGAGTTGTTGATGTCGGCATAGGTAGTCTTAGGAGTTGTAGTACCAGACTCGTAGAAATACAGCTTGCCCTCGGCTAACGGGTCGCCAGCGTTGTCTAAGTATTGGTCGAAATCACCGAATCGTGCCATTAGTTTTCACCTGTTATTTGAGTAGCTGCGCCTGCGCCAGCTGAACGAGTTGCTACGCTTCCAGCCGGAGATGGCAGTTGAGCCTGTGCGGTTTGTTGCATTTGCCGCTGAATAGAACGAGCTGGAGTTAATGTGGCAGTAACATCAATATTTTGTTTAACACCTTGAACAAAGTCACTAAAGAGTGGGATAGAAAACCTGCTAACCCTTTCCTCTAAAGCCCTGACTGCTTGTGCGCTTGGGCCTTTACCTGCAGCTGTTCCGCGTACTGGCTCTCGTAATCTTGCAACCTTCAAGATGTCATCTAAGAACTTTAGCTCTTCTTTGGTAAACAAAGCCTCTAGCTTTGGGCGGCCTATTTTATCTAATGCTTTTTGCAGCTTGTCTCTGCTTAGAGCTTGAATGCCTTGAGAGTCCATAGGGCCAATAAATGAAGCATCCTTAATCCAGCTTAATGCGTCTTTACGCAACGTAGACCAAGCATTAGCCCCAGACTGAATTTGCCCTTCTGATCCAGCAAGGAGGTAATTTTTCAATTCAAGCAAATCATCAGCTTTCACAGTGTTCGATAATACGGCCTTATTAAATACATCGTCTGGCTTGATTTTGTTTTCTAGAATGTCCGAGATAATGCTCTTATCATTCTTATCAAATTTATTTCTGGCCTGTTTGCTCATGCCTTGATGAAAATCAGTCTTAGCTTTTCTGGCCTGCTCATAAAAATCCTGACCAGCAGAGCGAGTTACATCATCGTCTATTGCGTTCTTCAAGCGCCTTGCAATAACTTTGCCTTGTGTATTAAGGTTAGGCAAAAGCTGGTTAATGTACTTTCTAACCTTTTCGGCTTGCTTGACTGTAATCAGCTCTGGCTTTTTCAGATTAATGCCTTGGTCTTTAGCATAGCCACGAACAGCTTTAACAAATCCATTAGTCAATCTATCTTCTGGTGTCGCCCTTCTTACTGATCCTGCAAACCCTCTTAAATCAACAACAGGAGTATTAGGCAAAGAAGAGTCTATAGTTGTGTATAGTTTAGATATTTCAGAATCTAAAGCGACAGCCTTATTTGTAATTGCATCAGTAATAGCAGAGCCTGTCGTACCTATATCACCATCAGCGCCACGAATACGAACATCAAACGCATCTGACAATACAGCTTCTTGTTCTTCTAAAGCGCCTCTGACTCCTGTGCTAGTTTTGGTTAATTCTTGCTGAGTCTGAAAATCAGAAGCGTCTCTTGTTACTTGTGCGCGAGTTGGCTTTAGCCCCATTCCAGCTAAAGTATTATACCTTTCAGCTTGCTCTGCGGTCAGTTTGCCAGCTTTTGATAATTCGCTTAAAGACTCTACGGCAGTGTCTGCTTGTTGCCCAGTAGCGGATTCAGCAACATCTAGTATCTCATCTGCGACAGCTACCTCAACGTCTTTAGGCGTAACGCCAGCATTCTTCATATTGGTAATTGCTTCGTCTGTAAACTGTGCCTGACTCGTTCATTACAGGCTTGGTAACCGCTTTATTGGCAAGTTTGCTGTAAATTTTAGAAGCAGCGGAAAACACTCCTCTGCCAAGCACATCGCCAAGAACAGCTAAAGTTGGAACAGTAAACAAGCGTGAAGTGTCTACTTCTTCGCCACCGATAGCTTTTCCTGTTTCTTGTGTAGCAGCTTGCCCTAACCCAACGAGGCCTTGTGCGGCAGTTTGCACTAAAGGTCTTGCTGCTTGCGTTATAGAGCCTGCTGATAAATATGGCGCTACTTCTTCCACAACCCCCATTGTGCCGCTGATTGCTCTTGGAATATCTTGTAACGTAAAAGAAGGGGTATTGATGTAGGAACGGTTGCCAGTACTAGGCGAAGCAATTACTGGGTTACCATACTTGTCTGACTCCAGAACAGCGTCTGAGTATTCAGAAAATAACGGCAATGCTGCATCAGTTGCCATGCCTCTCACTTGCGACAAAGCCTCTTCTGGGTTTGAGGAAAGATTAAGAGATGCAGGGAATTCACCAATATCTTCACGCTGTGGAGACATGGTGCGTTGCATAATGTTTCGGTTATCTTCAATCAAACCGCTTCTACGAGCAGCGTCAAGCAGACGAACGCCTTTTTCGGTCAGTTCTGACTCTCGACCTTCATCTACAATGTTTTGTAAACCTTGCAGTATTTCGTCTCTACTAGCCATATTACCCGCCTTATATTACGCCTTCATTTCTTAATGCTGCATCAAAGACGCTGTTTTGACGCCAGTCACCTGTGCGTGTAGAAGGTCTGCTGATATCTACAAGGTCTACTTCTTTAGCTAATAAGCCTTTTTCTAAGTTATCAATAATGGTATTAAGTTGCTGTGTAAATGCGGCCTCCCCAACACCAGTATCAAGCCCAGAAGCTGCTTTTGATAAAAGAGCCAAATCTGAATCACTTAAAACACCTGTAATTCTACCAAGATTTCCCAAGGTTAAGAGGCTTTGTAAGTAATCTAGCTTAGACTCAAATTCTACAGTGTCTTCGCTAAGGGACGGTAACCGTGAAGATATCGGGCCTACAGCACCTTGCAGTCCTGCTTTATTATCGCGAAGCTCTTTCGCAATCATGTAGGCGGTTTTAGCCTCGTCAATAACCATCTGCTCTTGAGCAGTTATAGCGTTTTGCTCATTTTCAAATTCAGTGTCTTTTCTTTTTCTTTCTGCTTTCTCAGCCTTTGCAATTATCTGGTCAGCTGGGCTTAGGCCAGCAAGATAATCGTCTTTAGGTGATGGTTGGGCAGCGCCTGTTTGAGTTGGCTGTGCTTGAGCAGTCGGTTGTGCCGTAGCAGTCATGCCTGCCTGACTTTCCTCATATACAGTGTTTCCTGTATCCCTGTAGCGAGTAACGCCCATACGGTCTTGATATGTTTGACGAGTTGTTGGCTTTGGTTGCCTCAACATTGCTATATATGACTTGATTATCTGGCCCAAGCAATACTTCGCCTTTCCCAACCTTAATATTAGGCTTAACTTCTGCTTTGGGTATAACTCCATATAATTGCCCAACAGAATAAGACGTATCAAGCTGATTCTTTAACCGTTGAATAGCAGAAGTATCACCAGCTCTAGCAGCGTCAGCTAACTGAAGCATCTCCTGAGAGTCACGAGTATTCACACCCATCGGAGTAAGAATCTCTAGTCTGTCTCTAGCTATGTCTGCAATAGAACCAAAGTCACCTGCGTCAAAATACTGCTTAGCGACAGCGACATCTTGGAAGAAAGTCTTTTTACGAGCCTCCTCACGCTTTGCTTCAGCATCCTGACGCGCCATGTCCATGTCAGCCATTTTCATTTTATACAGGTCTTCTTGCTGCATACGCTGCTGAAACTGTGGCACTTCGTTTTTAAAGGCAGCGCCTAGACCCATTAAGGCTCTTGCTACGTCAACCATTATGCTAGTCCTTGAAGATTTTGTGAGGCATACAATGCAGGGTTGTAATTTATTGGGTATTGATTTTGGTTGAAATAACCTTGAGGGAAATAACCACCAATGTTCATGTTAGTGCCGTAGCCAGTAGGTTGAGTTCCAGAAGGCTGCTTGTTGGTGTTTTGGTCTTTAAACAAATTATAACCAACAGAACCAGCCTCCAAAGCATTACCTACCATTCCTCCATAGTCAGGAACAAACGAAGGCACGTTACCAATACCCAGCATGGCATTGCCTGTACCTGTTAGTAAATTAGCTTGATTACCGCTATAGCCTTGCTGTGCTGCTGCCTCAGCCGCTGCTGCGCTGTTTCTTAAACTATTGATATAGTTCATCTGACCTTGAGTTAGGTTGGACAAGTTAGTCGCTTGGCCTTGCTGTATACCACCGAGTAACTGAGCTACATTGCCTACTTGGTTTGCTAAGTCTCTGCCTGCCTGAGTCCTGCCTTGAGCCAAATTAACGCCCAGATTAGACACAGTGCTTGCAGCAGGAAGACCAGTAGATAAGCCGTAGTTAGCCAGATTAGAACCTAGTCCCACTCGTGTATTAAGTTGATTAACACCAAGGTTACTAGCGATGTTGGCTAGATTCTGACCTTGGGTCATATAGGTGTTTAGTCCAGACAGACCTTGCTGTTGAGCTAAGTTAGACAGATTAGCGCCAGTTGCTTGAGTCATTCCCGCACTGCCAGTACCCAGAGCTTGCGCTAACTGAGCAAGGTTTTGGCCTCGGTTCTGAGATATATCAGCCCCAGCAGTACCTTGTAACTGAGAAAGCCCAGAAAGAGCTTGGCCTTGGCCTTGCGATATGTTGGCAAGGTTCTGACCAGCGCCAGTAGTAATGCCAGCAAGGTTTTGACCTTGAGACTGCAACGCTTGTAGGTTGGTTAATCCTTGCTGTTGAGCAAGATTAGCAAGGTTTTGACCACCGCTTGTGGCGATGTTTGCTGCGCTGCCGCTTGCTCCTAAGCCTTGACCAGACAAAGTGCCTAAGTTGGCGATTTGCTGCTGTAGACCCTGAGAAGAAAGACCTTGACCAAATCGCTGTAATTCCTTTTGGACGTTACCACCGCCTAAACCACCAGTAGCCGCTGACCCTGCCAAGTTAGCCCGCATTCCCTGCTCACGCAAGAATGCCATCTGCGGGGACTCTTGATAAGCCTGATCAAAAGCCTCCTGACCCAACGCACCAGATAAAGCAAGCTGCTGCTGTAAAGCTGTAGTACCAGCTTCTCGGTAAGGGTCAAACATTCCTTCCGCACGACCGAATGCGCCAGTAATATCCTGACGGCCTTGGCCTATGCCTTGGTTAAATGCTTCAAGACCTTGAGTAGTGCCTTGTTGGATTTGTCCTGTTGCTTGAGCCTGAGCCGCTCTAATAGCATCAGCAGCTCCACCAAAGCCAGCAGTTAAATCAGTCCTGCCTTGGCCTAATCCAGCTACTAAACGGTTATATGCTTCTTCAGAGCCTGTAGAGATGTCCCCACGAGCTTGCCCAATGCCTGAAGCTAATTGCCCTTGGGCTTGTCCTAATGCGCTAGATAAGTCGCCTCTGGCTGTTGTAATGCCAGTGTCCAGCCTATTAAGACCTTCAGTGACTCCGGTAGAAATATCGTCTCTAGCAGTTGCCGCACCAGCAGCCAAGTCATTTAGACCTATTTGAGTTTGACCAGTTAGATCAGTTCGGCCTGCTTGGTTGATCGTGTTAAGAAGATTTAGAGCATCAGACGCGCTGCCTGTTAAAGCTGTTTCTGCTCCGGTTAGACCCGTGGGGATAGTGTCCCCGTCACGACCGTAAGTTAAATCAGTGCTGCCTAAAGTTAGGTCAGCGCCAGTGCTTATGTTTGTGCCTGTATTGGTAGAGGTCTGATCCAGAGGGTCGCTTATAATAGTGCCGCCACCGCCAACAGTGCCGCCAGTGCCATCAGGGCCATCACCACCAACAATGCCACCACCAGTAGTATCACCAGTAGTATCACCAGTGGCATTCATCTCATCCATGACACGGTTAATGTCATCTTCTGAGACTTGATAGCGATTAGCAGCTTGAGCGACTGTGACATTGCCAGCGTCTATCTGAGCTTTTACTTTCTCAGCATCAGACATATTGTAATCTCTGTCTGCGGCAACATCGCTTAGAATGCTATCTACGACTTGAGATTCTGTAAGGCCAGTGTTTTGAGTGAGATAATCGGTAACATCAGTTACAGGGGCATCAAAGTATTTAGCGACTTGAGGAGTCGTTGCCACGCCAGCAACAATCAAAGATTCTAGCTTCTGAGTCTGCGCTGGTGTGAAATTACCTTTTTCGTAAGCCTCTTTTGGAACTCCGCTAATCACTTCCATCGTATAACTTTCGTCTACGTTAAAGTGCTTGCTAACATCTGAGACATTCAGCTTTCCGGCATTCATTAGTCCGGTAATTGTTTCTACTTGATCTTGAGTATAATTCCCCGTGGCAGGGATAGACTGCATTACCTCTTTGGCTTCGCGGTTATCAATAGTCTGAATTGACATATTGTCCATTGGCTGCCCAAGAGCTGCCGCAGCGTAGTTAGGAGTCACGCCAAAGTTCTGAGCCACTTGATCAATACTGACAGCGCCAGAGTCAACCAAGCCTTTAACTTGATCTATCTCTTGCTGAGAGTAATTATTATCTACAGCAATGCCAGCCAAAGGATTAGCAATCGGCTCAGGGATAGTGGGAGGGCGTATGCCCATTTGACCAAAACCTAAATTAGCTGCCGCATCTGAAATCATGCTTTCAGGAACACCTAAAGTAGCCCCAAGTTCTGCATTAGACAGTCCTAAACTACTAGCCTCTCTTAGCGCATTTAACTGCACAGCTTCAGGTATTGGCTGTCCTTGGCTAATGAGGTTTTGAATTTCTTGAATAGCAGCCATTCTTATCGCTCCTGCCCAGAGTTGAGGATTCTACTCATTTGCTCTGTGGTGACTAACTGAGAAGGCTGCGCTGGAGCTGCGCTACCTTTACTACCGATAGGCGCACGTTTGCCTTGCTCTATTTCGTATTTACCGATGTTGTCGTAATGCCATTTAGCATAAGACTGTAAGTCACGGTAGTTAGGATTATTAGGGTCGCCTTCTCTAAACTGAGGCAACAATCTTTCATAATCAGCAGCTATATCAGGATTCTCATTAAGATAGGTTTGAATCTCATTCTGAGTAGTCGTAAAGGCGTTCTTCATTGGCTCAATAGGCTGGAAGGTTAAGCCTTCAGGCTGAGTCAGACCAGATAGCGCAGAGTAGTCCATTTGAGGAGACATAGCCTGCAAAGTGCTGTAGTCCATGTCTTTACCAAGTATGGCGTTGCGCTGAAGCTGTAGGCCAGCTAACAAAGCATTTTGGTTCATCATGCCGCCTTGGTTGATCATCTCAGCGGTAGGCTGGAATGTTTGACCAGCCAAACCAAGACCTTGACCTAAAGCCTGCTGACGCACCGCTTGGGCGTTTTGATAACCGACAGGAAGCTGCTGCATAGCCGCTTGAGCGTACTGTTGCGCCATAGCTTTATCTGCTTGGTTCATCGCTTGAGCTTCTTCGGTTGCTTTGCGTTGCGCCCGATTAGTCATTGCTGAGCCAATTAGGTTAGCTGCGCCTCCAATTATTGCGCCTGTTACTGGATCAATCATCTTGATGCCTGCCTACTTAAATTTGGTTAATTTTACCACACTTATACCGCAATCCAGCCCTGAGACGTATCTCCTGCAATGGATGGCTGCATCTTCCTGTACTCTATAGAACCGCTAGAACCAGTGGCATCTATGTATAAACTGTACTGCCTAGCCTCTACCACGCCTTCTGGCGACCCTGTACCGACAATAGGAATGCTTAAACTCGCATCCTGAGTGAATTGCCGAAATGGTTGCTCCATTGTTCCATTAGCCGAAACAATAGGCTGTGCAGCGTTGAGTCTTGGCCCTGTCACTTGTCACCACCAATGATGTTAGCAGTCAGTTGAATAATCACTGGTTTCACCGCATCCGTTAAGGTGAATCTAAACACCTCAAACCTAGCCGCCCTGCCGTTCCTTCGCCAAATGGCTCTACGGGTATACTCACCGATCTTACCAATTGACCTAGCTATTGGGCCGCTCCAAGTCTTGCCGTCCTTGCTTCTCTCTAGGACTATCTGTGGGTCAACCACTGCTTCATTGCCCACACCAGACTCAACAGTGAGTTCTAGTGAAGGGAAGAACACAGACTGCATATTGTTCTGGAAAGGCTGCGTAGCGACTCTTCTGACAATGGTATTGCCGTATTCTGTATAAACGTCTGGGTCTAACTCACCAATGCGACCGTCTATGATGTCGCCGCATAGAATCTTGTTATAAGCCTTAACAATAGAACCCACCCTTAAAGCGCCTAACGAGCCTTCTAGGAAGGATTTACGCTCATGCCACCTCTGGCTTGTTGTATCGTATACAAGCGTTGTAGAGGGCAGTGAGAAGCCTATAAAGTATGCTCCTTTACTTGCGTAGGCCCATGAGAAGATATTTGCTACTTGCTTTTGTGTTAGGGTAGACAGTAGTGAGTCTATCGCTGTGGTGGAGATTTTAACTGTGCTGTTTCCGTTCAATGCCCAGATAGCTGGCCCTTCATTCTCTCCACCACCTACCCACATGAACGTGTCTTGTGCGTTTACCAATGAGTAAGGAGCGTAACAGCCTTTCTGTAGGAATAGACCTGTACGTTGGAAAGGGAAGTCAGCACCGCCGATATTCTGAAACGCTTCAAAGGTCTGACCACCTGAAATGAACAGTTGGTTCTTATAAACCACAGGAGCAACAATGTCATCAGGGTCGGACTCGGCTGTACCGAAGTCTAAAGCGTTATAGCTCAAGCCGTCATTGATGGAGCTTACTATGAACTTCTTAGAGTCTGTGGTGATTAAGAAGTAGCCATCTATGAACACTACGAACTGGGGGTTGCCATTCGCAGTGAAGTCCGAATCTGTGATTTGAGCAAACGTGTCACTAACGTGGTTGTAGATGTAACCGTTACCGTTAGGAACAAGCACCATCAGTTGTGTGCCGTTGTCAGCCATTGAGACTCTGGTATCACCAGCTATCTCACCGATGAAGGTCAGCGTAAAGTCAGCAGCCATACTGTACAGTCTGCCTGCAATAACGAAGTAAGGCACACCATTCATTTCATGTGCGCCTCTGTTACCAGTAAGGCTGTTGGCGTTTGCTACTTCTTCTAGTCCAGCCGTTCCGTATAACGTCTCTTGATTTAGCGCTGGAGCTTGAGCGATATTCGGATAGAAGTTCACACACTCCTGAGCCGAAATAGGCAAGCTGTCGCTCTCGTAGAATCCGTTCGCTATAGGCAGGACTACTTTAGGCATCTAAGATACTCCGAACAAACAGTCCACTACGGTAATGTCACTGGTGTCACTATCGTTAGCCACGAATACTTCAAGGTAGTCAGAGGTGTTCATTGAGACGTTGAAGAATGTGCTCACATTACCTCTGGCGCTACCAGTAACCGCACGAGTGAGTTTTGATGCTGTGATTACTGAGCCGTTCTTGGCAATGTAAACCGCTAGATTATCTGTGCCGCCCGCTGCGTGAGAAAACGTAATAGACACGCTTGCAGCAATAACCTCAGTAGTTGAGCCGTTGTAGGTTAGGCGTCCGGTAGTGTTTCCCGTGAAATTTGATTCTGTTTGAGCAACCCATGTCCCAGCCACCTTCACAGGAGTGCCTTGCGTAGCAATAGTTGTCGCAGTTGCGTTACCTTGCATGGTCACCTGACCGTATATCTGGTCAGCGATAGACGTTATCTCAATGCCGCTACTATTAACCGTGGCAATGCTAATACCTGCGCCAGCGACAATGCTTGCAATTGT